CCTCGGCGAACAAGAGTCGAAACGCTGCAAGGCATACGTCGATGTTTCGCTCACGACGTCTTACGCCGTCTTTATTCGCGACCCGAAAAACGGCCGCATGCGCGTTTTCACCGTCGCCGAATTGATCGACCTGGCGAAAACGCCGGCCCTGTCGAGCTTGCCTGTTCCGAGCACGCGACGCATGTTCGCGAACGGCCTCGGCGACACCCCCGACGCGCAGCTCTCGCACTAAAAACCCCGCAATAAATTGAACACCTGGCCGCGCTCGCGAGAGCTGCGGCGGGGATAACTCACGCCCGCAAACGGCGAACGACTGATAAAAAAATGGCCTCAATTGACGAACTCAAACGCCTCATTGACTTGCACGATCTGGCCGATCGGCTCGGCATCAAGAAAGGCAAAGGCGGCGAAAAGGCGAACTACCATTCACCCCATAGCGCCGACAAAAACCCCTCGCTCTCGATCTTTCCCCCGCTGCCCGATCGCGGCACCGGCTGGAAAGATCATTCCGCCAACAAGGGCGGCTCGTGCATCGACCTGGTGATACATGTGCAAGGCTGCGACGTCGCCGAGGCAATGCGCTATCTGCACGACGCATACAACATTCCGCGCGATCGCATCGACGCGCCGGCCGAGCAACGCCCGAAAACGGCCGTCGATTACATCGGCGAGCGCGCGATCGAGAATCGCGACAAGGCCCGCGCCTACCTCACCGGGCGCGGCATCACCGACGCGGCGATCGACCGGGCGCTCAAGTGCAAGACCCTGGGTTATAACGACTGGACTAGCCCGAAGAAACCCGCCGGCGAAGTCGGGCACGGCGGCCCCGCTGCTGTGTTCCTGGTCCGCGATATGAACGGCGCGCAGCTCGTCGCCGTTGACATGCGCTATATCGATCCCGCGATCAATGGCGGCGTCAAGACGCAGACCCAAGGCGAGAAAGACGGTTACGGATGGACGGCCGACCCGCGCATGCTGAAAGACGCCGTGCGGGTTGTCGTGGTCTTGTGGGCGATCAATGCGCTCTCGATCGACTCGTGCGAAATGCCGCGCACGGCCGCCTATGCGATCCGAGGCGTCGGCAACGTCCACAACATCGACTTTTCGTTTCTGCGCGATAAGCAAGTCGTGATCTGTATGGATAACGACGACGTGAATAGTCGCGGCGAGCGCCCTGGTCCCGACGCGGCCTGTGCGCTGTATGAGCGGCTTACCGCGTTGAACATCGCGGCGATTCTCGTCGATCAAGGCGATTGGGTTCGCGACCTGGCTGACGGCGCGACGAAGAAAACCGAGTCGATCAACGATGCAAACGACTATCTGCAATTGCGCGGCGCCGACGAGCTGCGCAAGGCGATCAACAATTACGAGGAGTGGATCATTGCCGGTTTGCCTGGTGAAGCGAAGGCGCATCGCGGCCCCGCTCGCGTATGGCTGCCCGAGCAAGACTTTCGCCAGTATTGGCGCTATCGCACACGCCTCGACTTTCTTAGCTACCTCGCGAAAGCCGGCGACGGCGAAGAAGAAAAGCCGACTTTCGTAGACGTCGCCGGCTTTCGCGTGGCGTCGCTGAGTCGCGTGTCTGTCGCCAGTGCGGCGGCGACGATGACCGGCGACCCCGACAACGCGCCGACGCCGTATTTCGCCGTGACCGTTCAAACGCCTCGCCACGGCGCCAACCTCACGCGCGCCGTGTTGCAAGACAAGCAAGTGCATAACCTGGCCGTGTGGCAACAATTCGGCCCGATATGGGAGCCGAAACGATTCTCGCGCATGCTCTCGATTCTCGAACGCACGGCGCACCTCGGCGCACGCAGCGCGGCGAATTTCGTCGGCCTGGCCTGGCGCGATGGCCGGCTCGTCGTCAACGAAGGCCCGGACTGTTATTTCACGAACGCCGAGCAACAATGCCCGTATAGCGACCTGACTTTCACGAGCGGCCCCGTGTCGGACGCGGCCCGCGTTCTCACGAAATATCAAGACACGTTCAAGCAAAACGCGGCATCAATGGCGCTCGTGTGGGGATTGGGCGGGCACTTGAAAGCCCTGCTCGGATTCTGGCCGCACATGATGATGCAAGCCGACAAGAGCGCCGGCAAATCGACGCTTATCAAGGCGATCGAGCGCACGATCGGCTTTACGATGTTCTCGGGGCAATCGCTGCAAACCGAGTTTCGTTTGCTCACGAGCATTTCGCACACGTCGCACCCGGTAGGGTGGGAGGAATTGAGCGCGCGCAAGCAAGACGTGATCGATAAAGCCGTCGCGCTGCTGCAAGAGAACTATCAATACACGATCACGAAACGCGGCTCGGAAATGACCGAGTACGTTCTCTCGGCGCCCGTGTTGCTCGCTGGTGAGGACGTGCCCGTTAAGTCGCTGCACGGCAAGCTCTGCCGCACCAACCTCACCGGCAAGAAAGGCCCGATGTTGCCGCGTGATCTGCCGCGTTTTCCCGTGCGTCAATGGCTGCAATACCTGGCCGAGCTGGATCGTTCGGCCGTGCTCGACAAGTATGACGAGCTGCGCGCGTACTGCCTGAGCAAGAGCTGCGCGAGCGCCGATGACGAAGGCGGAAAGCGTATGGCGAGCAACTATGCCGCGATGCTGCTCGCCTGGGGCTACCTGTGCGACTTTGCCGGCATGCCGACCAACGCCGGCAACTTTGGCGCCGATCTCGTCGCCGAAATGAATCGCCACATTTCCGAGACGACGGCCGAGCGCTCGCCCTGGGTTTGGATTCTCGAAAGCGCACTTTCCGAGATCGATGCCGGCAACTTCAAACACCCTTTCAAATTCGACGACGTTGAAGGCGAAGATTGTTTGCTCGTGCGCCCCGCTCACATCATGGATCACATTTCCGGCTCGACCGGCTTGCGTGACAAGTGGAATCAACTGCCCGTGAAAACGCCGGCCGTGTTCCGCAAGCAACTCGTCGCGGCCGGCGTGACTGTCGGCGAGAAAGAGATCGAGCGAACGATCTTTATGAAGCGCGTCGCGCACCTCACGCCCCTCTCGCTCAAGCGCCTCTCGTCGTATGGCCTCTCTGTCGGCCGGCGCCTCGATCACGTCCACGAAAACGCCTGATAAACGGCCGCCAGGCGCCCCGCGCGCCGGCGGCCTCACTTTCCCCCAGACCAACCATCGCCGGCGGCCTGTGCGGCCCGCCAGCAAGCCAGGAAAAGAAAATGCAGACCACGAAAGCACGCGCTCGACGCATCAAGGGTTCGACGGTTTGGCTCGTCACGCACGCAGACACGCCCGTAACGGCAATCTGGCCGCTGCCGCACGATGCGGCGCAAATGTTGATCGAGAGCGCCGTGATCGACGCGCAGCTCGGCCTCGAACACCGCTCGATGGCGCCGTGCGCGGAGGCGTGAGCGAATGAATACCGTGCAACTGTCGGCGATGCTGCCGCGCGACGCGCGTTTTCGCGAATGGGTTAAGACGTTCACGCCTCACCTCGACGCCGTGAACGAGCACCAGGCGGCGCAATTCATTCGACTCGTGTGCGAGATCGAGTCGCGCGCCGAGCTGGAAACGAACAAGGAAGCCGAGCGGCGCTTTCACGAGCTGTTGCGGCGCCCCTTTATCACCTGGCGCGACGACCGACGCCGAACCCATTGAGACGGCCGCCACGCGCCCGCCGGCGCCGGCCCCCTGCTCTGCCCTGCCCTTTCCCCCGCCGGCCGCCTGTGCGGCCCGCATTTCGACCGGAGCGACGTTTTATGACTTACCGCCAGGCATTGAAAAGAACGGCCCTGTTTATTCCCGTGTCGCTGATCGACCGCGGACTATGGCGCGAGATCGGCGAGCGCGCCGGCGAGCTGGTGCTCGTGCTCGTCGCGCTCGTCGGCCGCCTCGGCGCGCTCGCGACCTATCCGATCGCCGTGCCGATCCTCGCCGCGCTCGTCGTCGCGGCCGAGCGTGCGAACGAGCGCGAGCGCCAACGCGCCGAGCTGGTATTTCGCGCCGAATGGGAGCGGCACCGATACGCCCCGCGCGAGCTGCGCGCCGGCGACACGACAAGCCCATGAAAAAAGCCGCTGACGCTCTCGCGCCGGCGGCTCACTGAATACCCCCTGCCTGACCTTTGGCCGCCTCGTGCGGCCGTTTTTTTGCCCCTAGCGATGCTCCCAACGCGCCACGAGCGCGGCCGTGTCGTCGTCGAGCCGTGCGATCGCTTGCACGATCGTATAGTCGGCCGGCAATAAGTCGGCGCGATTCGCCGCGAGCGCGACATAGATGCGCTCGCCAGTCGATACCGGCCCGAGCGCGTCGTCGCGGCCGGCGCGCACCGCCTCGGCGAGATCGTCGAGGTGATCGAGCTGCGTTTTCGTCATTCCCATTTTTAAGCCCCTTTCTAACGGTTATCGTTCGAGCCAACCGATCGACTCGACGCAAATCTTTTCGTCGTCGATCTGGCACGTATCGCTCGCGTCGGCGATCACCCGGAAAGCCGACGCGCATGCGATTTCAATCGCCGCGACGATCAACACCACGGCCGCGAGTCTCATGCTTTTCCCTTTGGTATCTTGATGCCTTGGTATCAAGGCATCTTGGCATCAGATATTGAGCATCACGGTCCCGCTCAACGGCGGCAAGCCTTTCGAGGCGCGAATCATGTTCAATCCCCCGATGAAAAGCTCTTGCAAGGACGTGTCGAAGCGCGTCGCGAACTCTTTCGCCTCGTACCATTGCTCGTGCGTGAGGCGCACGGGCACCGTTTTCGGCGGCTTTGCGCTGCCCTTCTGCGCGGCCGGCTCGTGCTCGACGGCCTCGTGCTCGACGCGCAACTCGGCCGGCGGCACCAGGGACGCGGCCGGATTGTTCGCGCTGATTTTCAGGGCGCCAAAACTCGATTTTTTCGTGCTCACTGTGCTTTCTCCATAAGCCATTGATAGACGGCTTTCGCCTCGTCGCGTGCATCCTGCTCGCGTTTGGTTTTCGTTTCACTGACGGCGCGACCTGACGAGAGCGCGCGCTGGTATGCCTTGCGATCGGCGAATTGTGCGGGGCAAACCGGCGCGATCGCGGCGAGCGTGTCGGCCGCCTCGCGCGTTTCCGGCGCGAGCTTGTCGGCCCGGTTCAGGACGAACACGAACGGCTTGCCGGCGGCCGTCACGACCGCGAGCGCCGCGTTGAGCGCTGCCATATCGGGAAAAGTCGGCTGCACCGGCACGACGACGAGATCGGCGACGCTCACAAGCTCGGCCGCACCGGCGACGACGTGAGGCGGGCAATCGACAAACGCCAGCTCGTACCCCTCGGCCTCGGCGCCGTCCAACAATTCGCGAATGTTCGACGGCGCACCGGGCACGACGGCCGGCTCGTCGGCGGCTCGACCGCTCGCCCATGCTTGGCCCGTTCCCTGTCCGTCGGCGTCGATCAATGCCGTTTTGTGCTCGCGCGATGCCTCGACGCTTAGGTGAATCGCGAGCGTCGATTTCCCGCTGCCGCCCTTCTGCCCGAACACTGCTATCACCCGCATACGCTTTCTTTTCATGCTTTTCCCCTTGGTATCACGGTATCAAAGTATCAAAGTGCCAATCGCTGAAACCCTTAGTGCGTAAGCACGAGAGCACATTTTAGCATGACACTTTGATGCTTTGGCACTTTGGTATCACGGTATCAAGATGCCATGATGCAAAAACATCAAGGCACCTCGATCGAGGCGCCGCCGGTAGGGTAGGGCGGCCCCGGTTCGAGGCGCGCACCAGGCGGCCCCGCGCGCGCCCGCGTCGCGCCGGCCGCCGAATAGGTGAGAAGCGCGTTTCTCTTTCCTGTGAACCTGGATGCACACCCGGCGGCCGACCTGGTTCGAGCTGCGGACCTGGCCGCCGAGCTGGCCGCGACCGCGATCGACGTCGCGCAGCTCGTCGGCGGCCGGCCGAGATCGAGGAAGTCGAGCGCCAGGCGCACGGGCATCGCTTTTTTGCCAAGCCGGCACACGCATGTTTTAAAACCCGTGGATTTCGGCCCGGTTTGCGCCTAAGTCATTGATTATCGTAAAGAACATATCCACGAGTACCCCTCGTTTTTCCACGAGTGCCCCTCGTTTTGCCACGGCCGGCCGTCGCCGCGTCTTACTCTCTCTCTCTCTTAAATTGTTGAAAAGAAAGAAAGAAAGGGCAGTGAAAAGAAAAAGCGCGCGCCCACAAGCAAAGGCCCGGTTTCCTCGGGTTTTCCAATTGCCTATTTTTTAATCCACGGATTCCACACATCAAAAAGGCTCAACTCGTGGATGCCTCGTGGACGTCAAACCCTTATGGGATAAGGCTTTGCGGGCACTCCACACCGAATCCACGCATCCACGAGTAAAACGCCTGTGCCCCTGGAATTCGCCGCCAGGTGATCGCCCTTTTCATACGCCTCGCATCTGACGGCCGCCGAGCACCCGAAAACCTGGCCTGGCGCGCATCAATCCGCATCGACTCGGCGGCCCTGGAAACCCGCCGAAACCCGCGCCACGGCGGCCCAGGCGCCGGATTCATGCACCGCATGAAAAGGGGAGACCCAAGAAGCGGGCAGGCGCGGAGGGGTGACTGCGAATTTCGGGCGACGATCGCGGGTAAATCGGCCCCCTGGCCGGCCGGCGCCTCGGGGGCGGCCGACCCCCTGGCGACCCCGTGCGCGGCCCGTGGCGGCCCCGCACGCCCCCGACGCACCACTCGACGACCCCGAGGCACGGCGGCCGCCTGGCGGCCCGCCTATCGGCCCCGTAAGATCGGGCGATGACTCTCGACGACGACACCGATGCGCGTGAGCTGTACACCGAGCGCGCGGCGATCATGGAATTCGACGGCGGCTTGCGCCGGCACGAGGCGGAATACTTCGCTCTCGTCGCGGCCTGGCGCTATTGCGATCGCACCGGCGCCAACCCGCCGGCGCTCGACGCTTACCGCTTGCTCGCGCGGCATTTCGACCAGGCGACGCCCCGCGAGCCGAGCGAACGAACGGCAGACGTGAGGACGTGAAGCCAAGCGGCCCCCCTCATTGCTGAACCTTTCGACCGGCGTGCATCACGAGTGCATGAGGCATGGATCGCACGCGATCCGACTTGAGCGATCGGCGGGGCGCGCAGCGAAGCGGAGCGACACGGCGAGCGCGATTTATGTCGGTCTTAGTGGCCGGCGTGGCGAAGCCGCGTCGGGCGCTTAGACCATAGCCCCGCATGCGTTGAATGCTCGACGCTTTTGAGAGGTGCGCGTGCAGCTCGTCGAGCTGGTCGCGAGCTGGTGACGTCGAGCACCGATGCCGCGCCAACGTGCGCGGCCTCGTTCGTCTGGATTGGGTTTGATCGTCAAGGGACGCGCGGAGCGCGCACTTGTTGCCCCTCACGGGGCGGAGCGCGTAGCGCGGGGGGGTGGTTTTCTATCCGGCCGCGAGCGTTTCGGCGACTTATCCCCAGGCGGGGCGCCGTGTTCTTTTTAGAAAGATTTTTAAAACCTTTTTAAAACCTTTTTAGGCTCGCGCTGCGCCTTATCTGGCGGGCGTTTGCGGCCGACTATTCTGACATTTTCGTGGTTCATTCTGACATTTTCGTGGTTCTATTCGGGCGTTTTCGTGGTCAGTCTGACATTTTCGTGGTCGCTGCCTACGCTTTAGGCACGCCCCGCCGTTGACGATCTCGTGCTTTCTGACATACATTCACGCCTGTCAGAACAACCACGAAATTGTCAGAATGAGCAACGCTCTCGAACTCGCCACGACCGCCAAAGCGCACGATCAAAGCGTCGTAATCAGAAACGAACTCGTGCGCCGCGTGCAGCGCATGAAGCTCTCGGAAAAGCGGCTGCTCGCCCTGGCGATCGCGAAGTGCAACCCCAAGGCGAAATTGTTGCTGCACGAGGCGACGGCCGCTGATCCGCACACCGGCATCGCGCCAGGCTGGATCGTTCGTGTCACGGCTCGCGAATTCATGGAGGCATATCCTTCCGTTGACCCGAAACATGCTTACTCGGACCTCAAGGAAGCGGCCGAGAACCTTTTCGAGTGTCGAGTCGAATGGGATGCCGAGGAAATCGAGCGGGGCAAGAAACGGCCCGTGCGCAAAACTGTGCGCTGGATTTATGAGAAGTCGGATACGACCGCAACGGCCGGATGGGTAGAGATCAAGTTTTCGCCGAGCATCGCGCCTTACCTGCTCGGCATCTCGAAGGAATTCACGAAATACAAGCTCAAGCTCGCGGCCGACTTGCGCTCGATCTATAGTTGGCGACTGCTGGAAATCCTCGCGCAGTACAAGAAAACCGGCCTCGTGACGATTCGTTATGACGAATTCTGTGAGGCGATGGGCGCCCCCGAAAGCTGCGTGAAAGACTCGGGGCAACTGCGGCGCCGCGTGATCGAGCCGGCCGTAAAGGAACTAGGCGAGAAAAGCGGCATCGCGATCGAATGGGAAGCGACGACGCCGGCCGGCCGCAAAGTGACCGGCTTTAAATTCAAGTTTGAACCTGACCCGCAAGGGCGCCTTTTCTGACGTCGATAAAGCGTGTCAGTCTAACCACGCTTTTGTCAGAATGCGGCAATAGAAAACGCCAGGCTCGCACGTCGCGACGCCTGGCGTTTTTGCTTTCATGGGCCGATAGGGCAGGGCGCCCCCTGGCGGCCTATGCTGCGGCTTTCTTGATGCCGTAAGGGGTGAACCTCACAACCTCGTCGCCGAGCCATTCGTTGAGCTGCGTGAAGCGCCGTTGCAATGGCTCGATCTCGTTCGCACCGAACACCTCGGCGGCCGTGTCGGCCGCGCCGAATCCCCCTGTATTGCTCGGCACGATCCCCATGAGCTGCGGCGGGATACGATGCGCCGCGAGCAAGTCGTCGCGCGTGACGTTCTTGATATTGAAAAACTCGTCTTTCGCCGTGACCTCGGAAATGGGTATGAGCTGGATGCCCTCTTTCTTTCCATTCGGCGCGTACATGAAAAGGTTTCGGAAATTGCCTGGCCCTTTGCTTTGCTTCAATGCCTCGCGCAGATTATCGACATCCTCTTGCTTTTGCGCCGCGTCGGTCATGTAGAGAATGAACCCGGCGTGCGATCCGTTCTCGTAATACTTCCGGCGAAAGAGCGTCGCCGATTCATTCAACCAGGCGGAATGCAACGCGCCGAGATATTCGGGCAAGCCGTACACCTCTTGATTAATGTCGGGTTCCATCAAGTGAAAGATCGAGCCGGCCTCGAACTCGTGTTCGATCTGCCAACCGTTGATCTGATAGAAGCCCTGCAAGTCTGTCGAGCGCCGCACGTATTTCGCCGGCGCGCGTTTGAGCGGGAGCCGGCCGCCGAGCTTGTTTTTCGCCGCCTCGATCGGCGCATTGCCGAACACCAGGAAGTCGAGCGCCCATTTTCCGAACTCGTCGCGCGAGAGCATCTTGTGAGGGATGAACGTTGAGGCGAGCACGTTGCGTTTGAAGTAGATCGCCGAGCCGTGATGCACGCCGGCGCGAAACGACTTTGCCAAGCCGGCGAACGACACCGGCGGCTCGAACCATTTGCCGGCCGCCCAGGTTTCCACGTAGTCGAGGATTTCCGCGCGTTCGAGCACGGGCATAGGATCGCCGAACGTGAAAGCCTCGGCCCTGGCGGGCGCGGCCGGCGCGGCCGGCGTGGCGTGCGCCGGCTGCTCGCCGTGCGTGCGTTTGTGTCGCTGACTCATCAAGAGAACTCCATAAAGCCGGTATTGTTGAAAGTCGTGCCCTCAAGCGGCTCGTTGCCGAGCGCATGCAGACACGCCCAGGCGAGATCGGCGTGCCCCGTTTCCTCGCTGCGGCTCGCCTCGTATGTGACTTTCTTTCCGCTCGCCGTGACAGTCTTTCGAATCGCCATGAACGAGTGCGCTAAATCAGTCCAACCGCGATCGAATTCGAGCCGGCCCTTGCCGACGACGGACAAGCCTTTGAGCACGAGGCGCCCTTTAACCTCGGGCGAGTAGTTGAGCGCGACAACGTGCGGATAGAACGTTTTGACGATCTGATAGACACCTTGCCCGATACCCGTCGTGTCGATCGCCATGTATTCGACGTTAAAGCTCTGTGTAACGCGGCGAATCGCCTCGGCTTGTGCCTCGAAGTCGATGCCGCGCCATTGCTCTTTGTGCAACACGCGAAACTTGCCGCCAGGCACCGCCGGCGGGGCAAGCACGATCAAGCCGGCCGAGTCGCCGGAAAGCGCTGGATCGTAGCCGACCCATACGGGTTTAAAGCCGAACGGGCGCGCGGCGAACGGCTTGAAATCGTCGTGCCATTCATCCCAGGAATCGACCATGCACCGCTCAACGTCGGCGAACTTGAACACCGACGCCGTATCGTCGATGAACTGGCACATCAAAAGATTCGCGTATTCCTCGGGGCTGTATTCGCGACGCAGCTCGTCGAGATCAAAGAGATCACACCCGCCGGCGACGGCATCCTCGACCGTGACGATCTGGCGCCACTGTCCATCGTCGCCGAGCCGGCCGCCGGCGAGTGCCTTGTGCGTGACGTCGAGATGCAGGTGATCGACCTTCGCACGGCCGCGATTCGCGTGATCGCCGCTCCAAAACGGATAGGCGGCATGCCCCATGCTCGACGGCGTTGAGAAATACGTCTTTCTCCATTTTTTGTGCATCGCCATGCCCGAGGCGACTTTGTTGAGCTGCTGAAAACCGCCGACCCAGAAATACTCGTCGAAATAGAAATTGCCGTGATAGCTCTGTGCCGTGCGCGCGTTCGTGCCGAGGAAATAGAGAATCGCCTCATTCGGCAAGATGATCGGCTCGCCCGTTAGCTCGACGTCGGCCGCTTCGCGCGCGAACTGGCAAATGTATTGCCGGAACACATGCGCCTGTGCCTTGCTCGCGGATAGAAAAATCTGATTCCGACCCGTGCCGATCGCGTCGTCTAGTGCCTCGCGTGCGAAATACCAAGTCGCGCCAATCTGCCGCGACTTGAGAATGTTGCGCGTGCGCTGATGCCCTTGTCGAAACCAGACCTTTTGATAATCGAAAAGTGAGTCGAGAAACGCCTCGCGAATGCGCTCGGCCTGTTGTTCGCTGATCTCGTTTCGAGCTGCTTTGCGATCTTTGCGCGGCGCCGCGTTGCGTGCCTCGATGTTCGGGTTTAAGTCGCTCTCTTTCCCCGTTTCGCCGTACTTGCGCACGCGCGCCAGGCGTTCGACCTGGCGCCCGAGCAAGTCGATCTCTTTGAAGTCGCCGCCGGTTTTCTGATCCTTCGCAATGAGCACCGCCAGGCGCGTTTCG